TGGTTGAGCGCCTGACGGGTCAGAAGGCATCCTCGTTCAGCAATGCAGCGATGGAATGGGGGACGGAGCAGGAGCCGAACGCCAAAGCCGCCTACGCCGCCAAGACCGGGATACTGGTTGAGGAGGTCGGCTTCATTGACCACCCGACCGTTGCGATGTCTGGTGCCAGCCCTGACGGGTTTGCCGAGGAGGGTTTGGTGGAAATCAAATGCCCGAACACCGCGACCCATCTGGAATACATCTTCGACGGCAAGCCGCCGCAGAAGTATGTGACGCAAATGCAATGGCAAATGGCGTGTGCCGGTAAGCCGTGGTGCGATTTCGTGTCCTACGACCCGCGTTTGCCCGAGCGGCTGCAACTGTTAGTCGTGCGCGTCCCGCGTGATGACGACTACATCAAGATGCTTGAGCAGGAAGTAACCATCTTCTTGCAAGAGTTGGACGACAAACTTAACAAACTAGAAAAGGTGACCCTGTGAATAAGCAGTACGATAACAACAACCGTGGCGTTTTGTTTAAGAACGATAAGCGCGGCAACGAAAAAGCCCCCGATTATCGCGGCTCTGCCGTTCTTAACAATATTGACCTCAACATTAGCGCGTGGATTAAGCGCAGCAGTAAAACCGGCGATGCCTTCATGTCCCTCAAGTTTGAGCCAAAGCAGGCTGCGCGTCCCAAGACGATGGCAGAACAGAACCCCGAGAAGTTTGCCGACGATGAGGATTTGCCGTTTTGAAAATTTTCATCGGATACGATAGCCGCGAGGACATCGCCTACGAGGTGGCCCGTGCGTCCATTTTGGAACACATGGAGGCAGAGGTTGTCGCGCTTCGACTGGATGACCTCCGTGAGATGGGGATGTACTGGCGCGAACCAGACGCGTTCTCATCCACGGAGTTCAGTTTTAGCCGGTTCCTTGTGCCTGCGCTCTGCAACTTCAGAGGCAATGCCTTGTTCATGGACTGTGACTTTCTGGTACGGCACAGTCTGAAGCCGTTGCTCGACTTCAACAATCCTGATGTTGCAGTGTGGTGTGTCCAGCACGACTACAAGCCCACATCTCTGACAAAGATGGACGGGCAGGTACAACGCCAATACCCGCGCAAAAACTGGTCGTCGTTTATGTGGTTCAATTGCAGCCATCCGTCAATGGGTGGGCTGACACCCGAAATCGTGAACAGCGAAACCGGGATGTATCTGCACAGATTTATGTGGGTAAACGACCGGCACATTGGTGCGTTGCCGCCGACCTTCAACTACTTGGAGGGTTGGCACACACGGGCGCAGGTTCCTGACCCGACTTGCGTGCATTTCACCGAGGGTGGCCCGTGGTTCGATGAATACCAGAATGTCGAATACGCCTACGAATGGAAGCAATGGGCTGGACGGGTGAGGGCATCCGAGCGATGAAACGCATCTTCCCGCGAGGCACTAGACCGGACGCTATGGCATCTGTCGTAACGCGGATGGTGTCTAACCTTGACCCGCTCAAAACATGGGCGGTCGAGGTTACGGAGTGGAAGAAGCCGCGCACGAACCAACAGAACAAGTTCCTGTGGGGCGTGGTGTACCCGTCCATCCTTGAGGGCGGTGGCGAGGCGTTGCGCGGATGGCAGCGCGACGACCTGCACGATTACTTTTTGGGCGAGTGTTTTGGATGGGAGACATTGGAAGGGTTTGGGCGTAAGCGCCTGCGACCGCTCAAGCGTTCCTCTGCGCTTACCAAACAAGAGTTCAGCGAATACCTGATGTTTCTTGAAACCAAGTGCCACGATATGAATATCGTGATACCGGAGCCTGCGTATGAACCTGCGTAAAGAAGCCCGAGGGCGAGGCTGCATGGTGCGTATCCCCGAGGTTTGCAACCACAACAGCGAGACAACCGTGCTGGCGCACTACCGGCTTGCCGGGGTATCTGGGATTGGCATGAAGTCGCCCGACATCCTTGGAGCATGGGCCTGTAGCGCGTGCCACGATGCCATCGACCGTCGAGCGCATACCGACCTTGACCGCGACTATGTGCGCCTGCTGCACCTTGAAGGTATGGCGCGAACCCTCGCACAACTCAACCGAGAGGGACTACTGTGACCTTTATGGTAGACACGCCGTACACCCCGGCGTACATCCGCAACGAATTCCTATATGACCACCAGACGGGCAGCGGGGAGTTTACCCCCTGCACTATCTTCGGGTTTCGCGCCGAACCTGCACGGGTACCCATGTTTAGCGTTATGGCGGCCTGTGGGGCGCAATGGGCGAGGGTGCCTATCCATGCCCTTGTGTCGAAGCCATGCCCTCCAATGGCTTTAGAACTCGCCTGCTGGTGGGACTCCTTTAGCCGCCACGCCGAGGTGCGGGAGATGGAATTCCTGCGGGGTCACCGCGTCCGCGCAAGAGGCAGGGACGGAGTGTGGAGGCCGGGGGTCTACCTGTTCAGCATCTTCTGGCACAACGGGGGATGGTCGGAGGTCAGCGACCAGAGCAAAGACCACCACATTATCCGGCTGGAGGCTGGGCCGCTCATCGCCTACCCGAACAACAAATTGCATTGGGTTGACCCGAGCCATTTGTCGGGCGACCCGCCGCGAGATTGGAAATCACCGTCACAATCCTACAGCGTGGAGGCACTATGGTCAGATGGTTCGTCAACTGGTTCCGCAACCTAAAGGCACGCAGACACCACGAATGGAGCCGCGTCCCAAAGCCTAACTGGGCGTGCAGCCGAGGCTATCGGGATACTTGGTAGGGATTGATTCTGCTCACCTGTAGTTTAACTGGCAAAACTCCGGGTTTTGACCCCGGCAATCCTCGTTCGAACCGAGGCAGGTGATTAAACCCTACGCTCGAAGTGCGGCACATCCTTGAACGACTTCCAGAACCCGCCCCATTGGTTCTTGGGGTTGAGGCTCTGCCAATACTCACCGACCGGCGTAAGAGCAGGGATGTCGTAGCAGAGTTTGCCGTCCTTGGTAAAGAAGTTGAGGTCAATCGCGCAGCGTTTTAAATGTATGCTGTTCATCGTCTTGCTGCGCCCAGTTTTGACATAGATAGCCTGCTGTTCTGGGGTACGGGCAAGTTCACCGCCCGTGACGACGAAGCCCAGTTCAGTCGCTTTGTTAACGAGTTTGGCGACATCCAGCAGGAACGCCGCCTGTTCTGCTACGAGACTCACTTGATGGCCTCCTTAAGTGCGTCGGTCTTGTCCTTGCTCGACTGGCTGGAACCAAAGTAGTACGAGACAACCTGCGTAGCGACCGCAGACAGCACGCCCAAGATGTAGATGAGGATGTCCTTGCGGCTAGGGTCAATCGGACTTGCTTGGAACAGCACGATGCCAAAGAGCGTGAAGGTGATGCCAAGCAAACCAAGCGCCAGAATCGGCGTGATGAGTTTGTTTAGCAGCGGTGCCTTGTCGGAGGTGACAATCTGCGTCTCGCGCACCCGCGCATCGTTGGTGTCCTTCAGGCGCATCTCAAGTTCAGCAAGGTCAAGTTTGTCTTCTTCCAGACGCAACTTGAGCAGTTCTTCCTCATGCTCCATCTGGGCAATCTGCACCCGCGCCAAGTCCTCGGGGGACATATCGGGCTTCAGTTCCACGCCCAACTTCTCCTCGACCACCTTCTTGCCCTTTGCCAGCACAGCGTTAGCAACGAGGTTAAGCCCGTTGCCAAGCAACGGCGTAAGGATGGCTTGTAGCGCGGCAGGTATCATTTGGAAGCCCTCACAACATCTTCACCCTTGGTCACGGTCACATGGTCGCCCTCGACATCAACCCGCATGGGCTGTTCCTTACGGTCGAGTTTGTCCAACTTGCCGATGAGTTCCTTGATGACCGCAAACTCCGGTTTCTCTTCCTTGACCGTAGCACCGGCGATGCCGTTGAGCATGGAGATGAGCGCAGTCAGCGAGGCACCCAGCAGGCCCATCACCGCAGCAATCTTGTCGGCCTCCAGCGCAAGGCTGGACAGTACGCCGATGATGACAATGACCGTGATGTACTTGAGACCATCCTTGCCGATGGCCTTGCCTGCCACATCCTTTGCGGTGCTGTTGGCCTCAAGCCGTCTCATCTCGGCTTCGATTTGAACCTTCAGCAAGTCAATATCTTCACTCATTTGATGGACTCCAGAAACATCATCGTCACCGTGCCAAACGCGGTCAGCAGGATGACGATAATCGCCCCGCCAACACGCATCAGGAGGTTCTCCAGACGCTTCAGCCGCGCATGGATGGCTTCGTAGCGCACCGCGCAGGTATCAATGTGACTCGTCACCGTCACCTCAAGGTCTTGTACTGTGGTCACGGCTCCCCGTCCTTCGGCACCTGCGCCTCTACCTGCGCTTTCAGTTTCTGCCAGAGCGGATACCCGCCTTGACTCGTCGGGAGCGAACCCAGCAGGTTCACGATGGCGACGGCTTCTTCCAAGGTCACTTCAAGTTTGGCTTCCATCAGACGCTCCACGGCAGCGGCGGCGAGACGACCGGCGGGTTCTTCTGGGCCTCAATCTGACCCTCCACCGCAGCCTCTGTAGCGTCCTTGTCCACGCCGTTGGCCCAGACCCAACCAAGCACTTGGTCGAGCGTGAGCGAGGCGTAGGGGGTGAAGGACTTGTCCTTCTGAAACGGCACGGAGCAGGTTGAGTAGACGCTTCCGTTGTAGTCTCCGTCCACGCCGTTGCAAGACCAATGAACGATGAAAACGACATCGGTATCGCCGTCCTCCTGCGGGAGGCAGTCGAGTTGCGAGATGTTCCAAGTGATAGTGGTCATTTATTTAGTCTCCAGTTGTGCGACACGCGCACGCAGCGATTGAATTTCTGCCAACAACAACGGAACCAAAGCCGACACATCCATCTGTTGATACTTCGGTGTGCCGTCCTCGTTCACGGCATCCTTCTCGCCTGTTACGGCGTAGGGAGCGTGTTCCTGCGCCTCATGCGCTACCAGCATCGGGCGGCTCTGCGTTGCGCCCTTCATCTGACCTTCGTAGACCTTCAGCGCGTCGATGATTGCGCCGGAGTCTTGGACTGGGCCAAGGATATCCTTGGCGCGATAGTCGGAGGTAGTGTTGTAGGCGACCAAGCCGCCTGCGCGGTTGTAGGTAATGGAGCCGCGAGAAGTTGCCGAGGTTTCAGTATAAAAAGCAACAAATTTATTATCGCCACTTGTGGCTCTATTCCAAAAATCCGCGCAATCAGTTGCTGATGTGGCTTGAGTAAATTGTGAAACTCCGTCATTGACACGAAATAGGTAGCCACCGGAAGTCGTTGTCCCAACCAGCAATTCTCCCGCCGCCGTGATGCGGGCGCGTTCAACCGCGTTGGTAATGAACAGCATCGCCGCGTTCATTTCGTTGGAGATGTAGTAATTGTCCGATGAATCTCCGTAACCCCAGTATCCCTTACGACCAGACGGGTCGTGGAACGAAGCAAAAATGTTTCCGCTGCCACGGGCGGTGGTGCCTTCAATGCGGAAGGCTTCAGCAGAACTTTTAACCTGCAACTTTACGGCAGGCGAACTCGTCCCGATGCCGAGGTTGCCGGAGGTGTCGAGCAACATAGTCGGAGACACGCCGTTGGTTATAAAACCTAGGGCATGGTTAGAGAATGTCCCAACCAATCCTCGCGTGTCGTAAGTAAACCCGGTCGTGATTGTGCCGTTGCCGGATGCCGTGACTCCGCGAACATCAAGTTTATATCCCGGCGAACTCGTCCCGATGCCGAGGCCCGTCGAGGTGAGGCGCATCTGTTCGGTGCCGTTAATACCGAACAGAATTGGAGTTGCGCCCAAAGTTGTGAAATTCGTTTCGGTGGTGTTGCTAGTAATTCCCGCTGTCCGTGCAGCATTCACTCCAAAGTCAATTCCACTGGAACTGCCTGTTGCAGCATTGATTTCAAGAAAAGCACTTGATGCAGAAGAAATCCCAACACTGCGACCGTAAAAACGGCCAAACGGGTCGCCACTCCCGCCAACACCTAAATTCGTCCCATCAAAGGTCAGCGCCGTCCCACTCGTCGCCACCTTGCTGCCGTTCAAGTACAACACGCCGTTGGCGGTGCCGCCGGAAAGAACAGGGTTTGCCGTAAAGGTAGCCACGCCGCCGACATTGAGCGCCGAGGTGATAGACACATTGGCAAAGGTCGCGTTACCGGCGCTGTTCAACTGCGAGACGACTTGGAAGCGCGTGCCGTCATAGACGACTACCACTACCTCACCGCTCTTGATGTCACCCGCAGCAAGGGCCACAGACCCGTCACGGGTCACAGCCTTTGCACCGAGCGAATCAATGTTGAGCGTCACCGCGCCTGTGTTATCGCCCGTGGCGACGAAGTAGAACATCTGTCCGGCAGCGTAGGCGGCAACCACAGGCGCACCCACAGCCGTGATGGTGTCAGCCCCAGAGACGCTTGTAAGCAGTTTGGTGACCGTAGACTGCACCTGCGACAAGTTTGCAGAGTCCGTGGCGGCAGAGCCGACCCCAAGCCCCGTGAACTTGTAGGTGGACATCGGGATGTTAGCCGTAACCGTCGTCTGACCGTCCTTCGTGATGGCGGTCGAGAGGCCGGTGGCAAGGTCAGCCGTCAAGGCGTTAAACGCCGTGGACGAGATGACGGTGCCAGAGACGACAGGCTGGCCTGCCGTGTTGATAAGGAAAGTACCCGAGCCATTGAAAGACATCTGTGATTACTCCTGTTCGTTTTGCGCCGCAACGCCCATTGTCTGCAAGAACCTAGCAACGGATTCTCGCTCTTTCGGCGTAAGCGTTCTACGCGCTGCACGCTCTGCTTGACGAATTGCTTGCTGAAATTGTGTTTCACCACGGGTTACCGCACGCGCTGTTTTGCCAACTGCGCCCGGAAGGTACGGCAAAGCACCGGCACCCAATGCAAGCCCTGTTGCAACGGGAGCCAACATACCAGCGCCTCCAGTTGCTGCACCCACCGTTAGCAAACCGCCAAGTTGGCGACCGGTCATAGGTTGACGCGGTTGGAATACATCAGCACCGGCTTTTGAAATGTCACGCATCCGACCGCCACCCGCTGCGTAACCCATGCGCGACGGCGTACCTTCACGCACAGCCTGCGAAAACTGCGCTGGAGTAAATCCTTCAGGACGGTCTTTTGCGCGGCTTAACGCATTTTCTACAACTTTAAAATTGCCGTATTTGGCATCAATTGCGCGGATTTGGTCTTTAACGCCTGACGGTAATTGTGAATCAAGCGCAGCGGTAATCTTCTGTTCTGCGCTTTCTAAAATGCCCTCTGCGCCAACAGGGGCATTTTGCATTTTTCTTAAATTGCGAATTTCAGTTCTAATGCGCGACCGCATATCAAGCAAATCATCGCTTTGCAACTTTACGCCAAGACCGCGCAAACTAGACAATTCGTTTGTTAAAACAGATGCGGCGTAAGCACGGCCTTCGTCTGTGCCAACCGCGCCGCGAGGAACCTGCAACGCTTTGGTCAGCGGAACATCTGGCCCCTTGTCAGGACGAATGACAGGAAGCATGGGATATCCTTTGCCAACCTCGTAAGCGTCGTCATAGGCTTCCATAAGGTCACGGAACATCACATTAGCGTCATTACGCGGTTGCGGCGTGTATCCCGGAGGCGCGGCTTCTTTAGCAATAAGATTTTGTGTTTGCGCCCATCCTTGTTCACGGGCTTGCCTAATGCGAGTTCCAATAACGGGAACGCCTTGCAGCACTTCCTCGACCATTGCAAGACTGCCCTCCGGGTTCATTTGTCCCGGAGTCAGTTCTACACCGCGTTGAGTCAATCGGCGTGCGCTTGAAGTCATTGGCGCACCGCGTCCAAGCAACTGCGCCATACGCTTTGCAGAGGGCAACGCACCACCTGTTGCAGCGCCCATAGCCAAACCGCTTAAACGGTCGTCGGGGCCAGCAGCCACGGCACCCTGCACCGCGCCCTCTGATGCTCCCGCCAACACGCCACGCGGCACCATGCCAAGTCGAGCCGCTGCACCACCTGCGCCCATGCCAACAGGTAACAAAGTGGCAGTTTCGCCAGCAAAGGCTCCAACATTGCCGGGAAACCGTTCGGTAATTGGAGCGCCTTCTGCTTGTGCCTCGCGGACTCGCTCGGGGGAAGTAAGGCCAAGCATCTCGGCAGCGTTAAGCCCAATGTTTCGCGCACCAAGTCCAAACCCATACACGGCTTTTTCCATGCCGGTAAGCGGTCGAACCTTGCCAGTTTTCTTATCTACCGTGAACGGGGTTGGGCCACGCGCATCCGAAGGCTGCGATGCAACCGTATGCGTCATTGCAGCGGCTTCTGGTGTATTAGACTGAATTGAATCAGGCTTAAATGGCATGGCTCACTCCCAAACTCCAGAAACACCGTTTACAACGATACGGTCGCCTTTTTTCAACTTGCCAGATTTAAACGCGGCATCTGCTTCTGCTTCGGTTGCATAAGATTTTGCACTACCGGGAACAACTCGCATTGGGTCAAGCCCGTAATCTATTGCGAGACGGCGGTATTGTTCGGCAGTTTGATTTGCAGAAGATTGCTGTTGGTCAAATATGTTTTGTGCTTCGTTACGGAATTGCGCTTTTAGTTCTGGGGTCAAACGCTTACCAGTTGCAATTCGCTGTGCTGCTCCTTGAATTTGGTCGCCAAACGAACCAGACGCTGCGGCAGTAGCAAATTCGCTTTCACGCACAACAGAACCGGGGTCAAGCAATTTTACATACTGGTACAGCAATGACATATCGCCAGCACCAGTATCGGCGGTTGTCATGATTTTTTTGTAAGCATCGGTAATAACGCGGAAATTTGCAGTTTGCGCTGTGTATTCATCGCGCAAAGTATTTTCGTTGCTAAATTGCTGACCACGAACTAAACGCTCGTCTGTAGGTTTAATAACAACATCAGGACGCCTAGCGGCAGCAATACGCCCTTGTTGTTCTTCGTAACCGGGAATTGCAACAAACCTTTTTTGCGTTGCGTCCCATTGCATCCCGCCACTTGTGGTTGGGGGTTTATCAGGCTGGTCGCGCATCTTCAACACGCCAAAGTTGCCCGTGCGTTGATACTCCGCAAGGCTTTCCGGCGTAAAATCAGCAGGGCTAACCGCGCCAATCTCCGGCTGCTTCGGTTGCATTGCCCCGTATTGCATCTGCCCAATTTTCTGCACAAGCGGGTTCTGACTGGTCAGCACACCCTCAAGGGCAAGCGCACGGCGTTGTCCCGGCGTGATGTTTCCATAGCGCGACAACTGAACCTGCGGGGCTTCCATTGGAGATGGCGCAGCAAAGTCAATTTGAGCAGGGGTTTTAATACGCCCATCCTCAAACTCTGGCGCGGTCACGGTCGGTGCGCCCATCGGCATGGCAGGTTGGCGTGCATCCATGACGGTATCTTCGTCCGTCAATGCCTTGAGGAATTGACGCGCCTCACGGGTTTGCGTCTCCATTGCGCCTTCTTCAGCCTCATCTGCCTTACGGGCAGCACGGGCGGCAAGGAACGCTTGCAGACCCTGCACCAAGGGCGCTCCGCGAGGAATGGGGGCGTTCTGGATGTCCCCCGGCTGGTATGCCTGCTGCGCCAACATCTCTGCCATACGGCGACGACGGCGTGCCTCGGAGGCTTGCCGCTGGTACTCGTCTGGGAGCGCAAAAGTTGAGACTGTTTTAACCGCCATATTCAAATCCTCCCCGGTCGGGGCCACCTTGCGGGTTGGTCATCCCCGGCGACTTCGGCATCTTTGGGTACTGCCGTAGGAACTGACGCGGCGCACGGTTGATGTCCGCAGCGTTCTGCGGGGGCGAATACTGCATATCACTCTGCGCCCCTGCGTTGTTGCTCACCTGCTGGCTCTGGCCCTGCATCTGGAGCATACGCGCCATGCGCTGACCGCGACCGCCGTTCATCATGGGGGGAGCGTTAAAGGTTTGGTAAGGGGTTCTCATCGGTTAACCTCCAAACATACTCTTGCCAATTGCGCCACCCAACGGCCCACCAAGAGCCGTTCCAGCCATGCCAGCAAGGCTACCGTACAGCCCCATTTGCGCGTTTTGGCGTGCAATTTGATTCTGGTAGTTCTGCTGCGCGAAGTTACCCGCCGCCTGCGTAGCGCCGAAAATGGGAGCCGCTCCCACCTCTGCGCCCTGATAGGCTTGGAACTGCGGCATCTGTACCTGTGCGCCGCCCATGATGGCTGCGACCTCGTTAAGCGGGAGCGCCCGAAGCGCCAACTGCTCTTGCAACGCCGCCTGACGCTGGGCGTTCTGGAAGTTTGCCGCCGCCTGCGCTTGGTTGAAGCCCTGTGCTTGGAGCGCCGCTTGAGCCTGCGCCTGTTGCAACGCTGCCTGTTGGTTCTGGGCAAGCGAGGCGTTATACAGCCCAGCAATGTCCATCTCCTGCCCAAACTGCTGACCGGCAGCAGCGTTGTACGCACCCGCCGCGCCCAAGCCCTGTTGGAAGTTCTGCGCGATGGCACGGTTAACGGCTTCCTGCGCCGCCTGTCCTGTCTGGAAGGATGCCATTTGCGCGTCTCGACCAAACTCACCCGCCGCAAGCCGCTGCGCGAACTGCTGCGCCTGCGCTTGGTTGGCAAACTGACCCGATTGGAGCGCCAGTTGAGCGTTTTGGGCGATTGCAGCGTTTTGTGCGCCCGTGGCCTGCTGACCCGCGCCAAACCCCGCCAGAGCCGCTTGGTTGGCAAAGCCGCCCAGAGCCTGTGCCTCGCCTAGCCCCTGCTGACGAGCCGCCATATCAAGGCTAATGCCCTGTAGCGCGGCCTGCGTTCGGAGGTCGTTTTCCTGTTGTTGCTGCTCGGCAATGGCGGCGTTAAACGCCTCGCCACCACGCACCAAACCTTGATTCGCCAACTGCGTCTCAAGTTGCGCCCGTTGACGCTGCAATTGCGGGTCGAGGCGCGACATGATTGCCTGCTGCGCCGTCATACCAGCGCCAACCGGCATTGCGGCAAGTTGCGAGGTGTCCAACTGCCCTTGAAGGGTCGGGGCAGCGGGGCCACCCTGCGCCGTGCCAAACTGGCCTGCGCCCGTCTGCACGCCGCTAATGCCGCTTGTGTCCAAGCCCTGCAAGTTCAGCCCTTGTGGGCCACCCGCAGCCATGCCGTACTGACCGGCGGTAGGGCCAAAGTTAACCGGGAGCGCCGAAACATCAGAGCGTGCGCGGCCCTGCAACTCGGGGGCCGTCGGCAGGTTGCCATAACCGCCAAATTGGAACTGTTGCGCCGGAAGCCCCTGCGGGGTGAAATCCGTGCCGTAAACATTTTGCACGCGCCCGATGGCCTGTTCGCCAAGGCCGGACAACGCACGCTCTACCCGCTGCTGCGCCTCAAGGGTCGCCTGTGCCTCGGGGGTCAGGTACTGCTCAATCGTCGGGGTGTCCAAGTCCACCATCTCGGTGAACATCTCGCGGGTGGGCATCACATCGCCCAGATACTCCCCGCCGCCGTAGCCCTGATTAAACCGTTGCGTCTGTCCCGGCCCCATGCCGGACGCATCAAAGCGACCGCCGCCGATAAGCATGGCAGTCGGAACCTGCGCTCCGGTGGGGAGCGTTGTGAAGTTGGCTCGACCGCCCTGCGTGTATGCAAGGTCATCGCCCATTCCCAAAGCCTCGCGCCGCGCAGCAGGCATACCGTCGGCCTTTGATGCCATAGGCTCTTGCGTAACGCCGAGGTCAACACCGCCGCCATACATACCGCCGCCCATCTGCACGCCACCGCCGCCCGTAGTTGGCATTGCAGCGCCGCCACCAACGCCAACGGTTGAGGGTGCGCCCTGCGGTGCGCCGGTAGCAGGTGCCTGCGGGTTACGCGCACGATAGTTAGCCATCGCCGCGTCATACGCAGCGCGGTTGAATTGCGGTCGCCCGTAAGTCACGCGCTGACCACCAAGCGGGGTAATGACATTGGGGTTAGAAAGACGCGCAGTAAGACGCGCCGCCTCTAGGTTGGCGATGCCCTGTTGTTGCGCTGCACCCGCGTAATCAGGCGCTGGCGGCGGTGCCGGTGATTTTTTTCCCATAACGGTGTCCTAAATAACGACACGCCTCGCGTGTCATGGTCAGGAAAACAATATCACCGTCGGTGTCGGCATCCTTTAGACGCGCTTCCTCGGTGAAACCCATTTTACGCACAAGCCTGATGGCTTTCGCGTTTTTACTGCCCACGGGGGCGATGATTTTGTCAACCCCGCAGACATTGAAAGGATAGTCAAACATGGCTGCAATGTAAGCGGGGGTTAAGCGGTCAGAAATGGCGATGTGGCAAACCACGCTGCGCCCGTTCCAGTTCTCGTAAACCACGCCGCCGACAATGTCCTCTCCCTTACGCAATCCGATGGCGTTAGAGCGTTCAGCGTGATACCCGCCGCCCGTATGCCCACAGACCCATTCGCCCACCTCGGGGCCGCTTGTTATATGCCAGCCCATCCGAGTTGATACACCACATCAGTTGAGGCCCATTGAATCGCTAACTTGTTGCTGCTGCTCTGAAACTGTATTGACCCGCAGTAACCAACGCCGGTAACGCCCTGCCAATTATTCTGAATCTCAAGGTCAGAACCCCACACAGCCGTATCCCACAACGCGCTGTCCCAAAGGGCAGTCAACGGAGTAGAAAACGATATCGGGGCAACATTGTCTGAAATGTTGAAATCGACATTGATGCCAACCCGCACAGACGGGGTGCCGTTGCTGAAAATGCTAGGCCGTGCGCGTGTAAAAATTTTCTTTACGCCGCGAGTTTCAAAATAGTTAAAGGCTTGGAGAATCTTGCCGTTTATGTTGCTTGTGTCATCAATGTAGCCGGTGCTACCCGTTGTCCAAGCCTTTGCCACAAAGGTTGCAGCGCCAAAGTACGGCGTATCGTCAAGCAACCCAAAGTGAAAAGCGTTCCAGTTTGTAAACCTGCACCACGCCTTCGTGATGTTGTTCATCACAAACTGTTCTTGTGCGCCTTCACGCACAGGAACATTGACGATTAGGGCGTTGTTCTTCGGGTTGTACAACATACACCACCCGAAGTTGTCTCTATATGCCGCAGCAGCCGCCGCAAACGCACCCTGTATTTTGTCCGATAGCGCGATGTTGGGGTCGAGCCGCGAGGACTGAAGCGCCGAGGCCATCGGAATCAGCCCGTCAAGCGTCAGCACCAAAAGGTCGCCGCCGTACTTCATCAGGGAGCGGGTGCCGATAGGCGCACCCACAATCCACACGCCAATCAGCGCCCATGTGGACGCAGATGAGGGGTCTGTACCGCGATAGACAATTACCTCACCCTTGTCGGTGACAAATACAAGGTTGTCATCCACGCCGTAGCCAGCGTCAATTGTCCACGAGGCCATCGATACCAACACGCCGCCCAGACGCGCAATGGATGACAGGTCGAGAACCTGTGCCGCGCCGCCAACGCTTGAGGTCGGCAGGTACCACGCCTTCAGCGTGTCCTTCTGGATGAACCACACACGGTTCTTGAAGAGCGTAGGCGAGTTAAGGGTTGTCGTTGTTACGCCTGTGATGGCAGGCGTAGACGCTCCCGTAATGCTCGTCCAAGTGGTGCCGTTGTAAAGATACGGCGTGTTGACACCGTTGGCGGCATACAGATAGTTGCCGCCTGCGGTCGTGACATTGGTGTATTCCCACTTGGAGTTGGTCAGTCCGCTGACCGCCGCAGCGCCGATAGCACCCGCAGATGTAGCGTTGTAGAACTTGCCATCCGACACCGCCCACAACTGGTCAGAGGTGCCGCCGCTGTAGGTCATCAGGGTTTCTACATCGTCGGGAAACCCCGTGGCGTGCTTCACATAACCGCCGCGCAGGACAACATTGGATACGCCGGGAAAGTAATTGTCCAACTGCACGGCATCCGTGGGTGCCATGTTGGCGAGAGAATCCCGAGCGTTCCAACCGCCCACGGGCGACGGCAGGCTTGCGACATTTGCCGCAGCGCGTTGAACAAGGCGACGAGAAACAGCCATCAGTTTTCGTACCCGTAGCCGCTGTCAGGAATGTTGTCGTAGCCGATAAGAACCGTACCGGGACGCGGGGCAAACGAGAGGTTGGCAGCGCCCGTATCCTGTGCGACAGCCGTCTCAAGTTCAGCGAGGTAGTCGCGGAAGATGGCGGTCGTATCGAAGCCCTTCGCCTCAAAATACTTGAGTTTGGTAGACAGCACCATCACACGGTCGGGATAGATGCAGGTGTCGTTGTCTGCCGTCATCGAAGTCTTGGCAGCACCCGCCGCGCTTTCTGCCCATGCGTTGCTACGGTACTCAAAGCCGAGCAACTCGCCAGCGTTCATTCCGGGCCAAATCTGGAAGTATTTGCCGAGCAAGCGGTAACGGATACGGGGGCCGGTCGAGATGTAGCCCGAGAGCAGCCATTCCCATTGTTGCGGCGACTCTGGGCCAAGCATCTCCCAACGCTTGCTCTTATCCCAATGCGTGCGGTTGACGCTGCTGTAGTAATCCGAGGGCAGGCCGTACTTGACCTTTTGGAACACCAGACCGCCACCGACCTGCGCCTCTGTCGGCTCGTAGTTGATAGAGACAGCCGAGGGAGACAACACGCCCGTTACATAGGTGGCATTGGGGATGCCAACGCCCTGCACCTGATAAGTCGAGTCGATGAGCGAGGTATCGGGGATGCCGGTAATGGTATACGCCGAGGTCGTCCATGTACCCGTGGTGCTGATGGCCTCGGTGTAGAAGGTGTGCTGCTTGGTCAGTTCGCGCCAGTCAGCACGCCGCATCAACTCGTACCCCGAGGCGTTCATCAGGGCAAGAATCTGCACCACATCCTGATTGGGGTTACCCGCCACCGTAGCCGGTATCGGTAAACCCAGTTCAGCGGTGACCTGCTGAACCAACGCCAACATGGTTGTGGTGCTCATTCGTTAACTCTCCGCAACGGGTTCCTTCTTCGGGCGACCAGCCTTGCGCGTCATCAACGCTGCCATCTGCGCCTGAAGTTCTGCCAGTTGTTTTTTGGTGTCGTCCAATTGGTTTTCGGTTTCCGAGCGATTCCGCTTTGCAAGAAACGCCTTCGCCTTCTCACGCAAGCCGGGGCCACCCATGCCGATGCGCTGCAACTGCGCGTCGGATGCGCTGGCAATCTGCTCTACGGTCTGGAACTTCAGGATGCGAAGTTCCTCAATGTGTCCACGGGTAATGTCGCCGTTGCCATCGGTAAACCAGACATCAAGCGAGGTGCCGATTGCGGGGGCATCCTGCTCGTTTTGCTTCATCTGGAAATAGAGATACTGACGCGGAAACCGCTTCTTGTGGTCTTCATTCATCGGCTGTTCGATGATGGTTGTCTTGTCGCCGGGAATGTTAATACGCACAAACGGCTTGCCGTCCCACTTCGGGTCTACATCCTTTGCGATGTAGAACTCGACTTGGAGTTGCTCGTCCGCGTTAAAAATGTCGCTATCTAGAGGCATCGTCGTTTACTCCTGTGGGGAGGTGAGGGAAGAAATCACAGGTTGTTGACCTGTGTTAAGGTCGCAATGACCGAAGGAATTGCAGGCCAGACACTTGTGGCGCTGGCTGCGAGGATTCTAACGCTGGTATCGTCTGTTGCCCACATCAATTCTACATAGTGCGTGGGTTCCAATTGAATTATGAAGTTCCACGCCGCTACCGTTCTGGCTGCGGTGCCTTGAATAGCAATTGTAGTTGCTGTGTTTGGGACATTGGTTCCGTTCTTGCGAAGCCAAATGTAGATGTTGCCAGCACCGCCAGAGGTCTTATCCAATTGCGCCGAGAATTGCACATTGTAGACACCCTGATTAGCCACAACGAGCCGTGAGGTAGGCGAACCGATGGAAACCCCGTTGCTGCTGTCGGTGGTGTTAAAGGTCATCCCGTAGGCGGTGTTGATGGACGCTGCTACCTGCAAAGTCGTGTCCGAAAACGCCCCGTAATGCAGAATAGGAACAGACCGCCCAAAGCCCTGTAACTCTTCCCAAAGCGTGTTGCTGACGGCAAAGAACATAGCCGAGCAGTCAGCGTTAATCGTGCCAAAGCCTGCATTGTTGATGCTGCTACCCGCGTCATACGGGTACACCGTGATGGGGTTAGCGGTGCTGTTTTTAACGATGACGGTTTCGCCCATCTCCGTCGGTGGAAGTCTTACGCCCGTGCCAACCGCCGCGCTATCTACATTGGTGTAAACATAAGTCAATTGCAGCGCGTTGCCTGCCGAGGTTCCGGCAGCGGTCGCTGTGCTGATGCCGTCGCCGCAGATGGAGACGGTCTTGAGACTGTCTACGCCTGCGCCCAGCACCCGTGAGGGTATCGCCATCTCAAGCAGCCAACGCCATCTTGCGGCGCTCTTCGATGATGGCGGCAATCAACCCCGGCCCCTTGGCCTCAACCGTGATTTCTGGCATCACGGAGTAAATCATCTGGAACTCGTTTGCCTGCTGCGCCATCGCAGCATTGCAGGTGAACTTGCGCTTTTCTGCGCCCACATAGACATCCATCGTCGGGCCAGTCATCTCGCCCGTAAACCGCTTGATGCCGTCAGCCCGATTGCAACTGTCGTACCCGTACAACACAAAGTTGCGAAAGCCAAGCAGGTACCCGATGTTGATGGCACGCATCCCCGAGGTGGTGCCGCCGCCAACCGCTAACTTGCCAGCGCCCAGCGCCTTCATCTCCGGCCCTTCAGCCCATGAGTGCCACAGGACGACCTTGCGCTCTTTCAGCGTGTCAAAGGTGACCGGGGGGCAGCGGGAGGCAACGAGGTAGGTGGTGTGCGCGTTATGGCGCTGTATACCGCTTGTGCGGTCACGGGGGTCGAGGTTAATCCACAGGTCAGGCTCTATGCCGTTCTCGCACAGGAAGTCGTGTGCGGCCTTTACAGCGACAATCGGGCGACCGGCCTGTCGCTGCGCCCGAATGTCCTCTACGAAACTAGGCATTGACCACCCACTCGCTACACACACGAATGTTCCATCGTGGGTGCAGAGAGCGGGGGCCAACTCTGGCAACCCACGGGCAAGCGACGAGCGAATGTTGGAACAGAGTTCCTCCGGTTTGCCAGCCGCCTGCACCGTGAGTTCCAGTTTTTGCATGGTTACGGGGTCGCGTTAGACGGAACCGGGATAACCATGGTGAACGCTGCAACCGCAGTCATAGCCGAGGTAGCCGAGGCGGTCACTTCCGTGACCACGCCAGCGACCAGAGCGCCCGACACGGTGGCATCATCCAACCGGCCTTCGGTGC